TTTTAGTTGACGCGTTTGCATAGAGATAATACCATTGCTCATAATCTTTGCGCTCAGACTTTGTTAAGTCCATAGAACTAAAAACAGTTTCTTGTGCTTTCTTTTGCAATACATCATAAGCATAGCCACGCCTATATTCTCTGAATTCAGTCTCCAAATCCGAATACTTTATAATCTTTGCACTTGGGTCAAGAGTTAAAGTCTCTGTGTACGATACGGCAGATTTTCTTTGCAATTCTGGTAAATATTGTTTTATGAATTCATCAGTATCCATTTTGTCGATTTTTTGCCATGCTTCAAATGCTTCCTTGTTACTACCTCCATTTGCCAAGACTTTATTCCCCATCATGTTGCCTATTTCTTCTTTCTTTGCGGCAACTATATCCCAATACGCACGGCCTTGCGGCAGATCCTTGTTTGCTTCATCCTCTAATCTTCTTTTTCCAAGCTCTCCATAATGTTCCATTTCCGCTTTAATGCCATCGGTGAGATTCCCGTTATAATCAGCCGCACAATACATTCCTTGTCCATATTGCGCACCACCAGTGGAGCAATCAACGTACCATTTGCCGTCATAAAGCATTTCCCTGTACGAATCGAGAACTTCTTGATTGGGAGCCGTATATGTTCTTTGCGCTATGAAACCTTTTCCACCATTCGCTTGTTTGACCAATTCATCGAATTCTTCCGCACTTACTACTCTTGGTTTGCCATCAAACCCTTGAGCGTTCATAACATCTTCAATTTCAAATGCAAACTGATCTTGTCTTCGTGTCCAGCTCTCAGATATGTCTTTCCCCTGTGCGATCTTAATTTCAGAGTGTAGATCTTCATTGTTCTTAGACCATTTTAGTCTTGCCAATATTTCAGCAACACCTTCAATAAATTTCACATCTTGTGGTAGCCCTTGTGAAAAGCCAAAACCAAAAGCATCAGCAAACTGTTCAGCGGCATAATCTTCACTAGACGCACCAAAATACGCTTTTAAGTCAGTTGCTTTAAGTGCTTTAACGATTCGCTCTGAAAATCCTACTGCATCCTCGCCATCTGTTTTATGCGAATCCTGAAATGCATGTGCTAATTCATGGAATATGGCCCTTCCGCTGTCTCCCCAACCTCTAAAATGGATTTCTCCAGCAAGTGGATCGTTTTCACCAATACGATTAAAGAAATACGCCGCCTGGACATCTAGATCTTTATCACACAAAACAATCTTATGTAAACTGGATAGAGCATCTTCGCCGAATACTTCTTTGTATGCGTCAATTGCAGTAATAATTTTTCGACATTGTTCCTGCACAGCTTCAATACTTTCATTGGCCATTTCTGTTTTTAGCTTTTCAAGGCCAGTATCTAATTCTATGCCATAATTCGATGACGTATAATTTTTGAAATCATTATAGGTCTGCAAGGCTTCTATTTCTGCAAGTTTTTCCCGTGTGTTTTTAGGAAGATAATAATCATAAATACTGTCTGTAACTTCCGCATCGCCCTTTCCACCAATCAATTTAGTGGGTGTAAATTTAAATAGATCATGTGGTAGCCAGGGCTTCTGCAAGTCTGGAGATATGCTCCATGTCGGAGACTTTGGTGCTGTGTCCTTCCCTGTTGCTTTTGCCTGTTCCCACTCATCATAGGACATGCCGGAGATCTGTTTTCCGTCCATCTGGTCATATCGGTTATATGTTGATGGGAAATCAATCAAATCATGAACCAATACACACCGACAGTTGTACACAAGTTCCGGTGGTGCAGTCGGGTCCCCAGGGAAGTCTATCTCTTTCCCGTTTACTGTGAACTTCTCATCCAGCGGTACTGACTGGCCATCGAGGTGGCGGTGTGTGTCCCTGGTTCGTGAGTCCAGGGTTGCCATCCATTTCTTTTGAACACGGAGGCCCATCTTTTCCGCTTCACGCATGCTGGCCACTCTACCGCCGTTTTGTGCTCCTGTCATTGCAGTTCTGGCGGCGCGAAGCATGGACACTCTGTTCGCAGAAGATGTTACATCGGCGATCCTTTTGGCCAGTTGTGGGATTGATTCTCCCATGACTATGCTTTGTGCTACCGCCTGATCAATCTTCTTCATATTCCATGGTACGTCTTTGTTTGGATCCAGCTTCTTTTTCGGCAGTAGTTCCGGCTCATCCTTTATCAGGGAGTATATGGTGTTCCTGTCGTAGATTCCAAAGCCAAAGGATACACCAGCACCATTTTCCATGTCATAGTTCGCGTGATTTACACTGTATGCAAAGAAATCCTCTGCAGACTCATTCACGATGGCGGTTGCGAGTTCATTCGTTTTTGTCAGAATATCAGCGACATGATCCCTTGTCTTGATCCATGTGGTCCCGGAGAGAAGCTGTGCCTGTTTGGCTTGCTTCTCAGCCAGTGTGATAGTGCCGTTGTTGTATTGCTTTTCTACTTCGTCCCATTTCTTCTGGATCTTTGCTTTGTACTCTGACACATTTTTGTACAGATCGTTATATGCTGCCGTGTATATCTCTTTTATCCGCTTTTCCAGTTCATCGACTGCAGCCATGGGTTACCCTCCGGTTGAAGGAATCTGTGAGAAACGGTTAGCTCCATCCAGTTCCATCTGGGCCAGCACTTCTTCCGCTTTGTCCGAGTCGCCCAGAATAGCCAGTATTCTTCTGGTTATGTACTCAGAGGAAAGGTACGGACCAGCCTGGATGATGGTCTGGATTTCTTCTGTCGTGTTTACAATGGTAGACCGTATGAAGGTTGGATTATCCCTGATTCCTATTGCTTCCATCATTCCGTTGAGGAAATTCAACACACAATACTCGAACTGATCAGCCTTGCTACTGAGCGGTTCATACGCTGCTCTGATCTGTGTTGCCGTGTTTGCACCGCCAGTGATGGTCTTTAGGTTCAGGGCCATGTAGTCCCGGTATAAATCGTTTTCCAGCCGATCCAGAAGGGCTGTCCTCGCGGCGTATGGCACATCGATTGTGTGCGATTCCGCGCTTGCGCCATTGTCATCAACGACCGCTGCCTTGACTGTCTTCATCCGTTCTACGAACCTGGCCAGATCTATGTCATCCATTCCTCCGGCCCCGTTGAGGGTCCAGTATATCTGGGAGACATCATCGAGGTCGTTTGCAAATCCTGACTTGATCAGGTCATACGCATCAATTTCTTCTCGCACACCGACCAGTTCGCTCTGTCTGTACCTGTTTCCGTACATCGGGACAATGGGGAATCCCGGATAGTTCTCACCATCCAGAATCTCTATTCCGTCCACCGGGGTTGTGCGTATCTTCAGCTTGTATGGTCTTTTCTCTTGAAGGATGCCGTCCGTGCCAGTGCGCCTGTTCCAGATGTATTCTGTGAATCCATCCGGTTCGTACAGTGTCGCTCTCATTGGTTTCCTGGAGTCTACTTGCCAGAAACGAATCCCGGCCTTGAGCGCACCAGTTTCTTCGTCTAAGAGCGGTACGAACTCCGTCAGCTTGAACACTTCCAGATGGTCAAGATTGAAAAAGCCATATGCGGATCCTTCTATCAGGGCGTTTTTCGCCATTTCCTGTAGCTTGACATCAAAGTCTGGACCCAGCATATCCTTTGTATCCTCATCCTCCCAGAACACACCGTTGCCCAGAAGGTATTGCACTTGCTGTGTGGTGAAAATGTCGAAGAAGTTTGAAGACACCTTGTGGTTCGCAGAATAGTTGTCAGGTACCGCTTTCCCGGAAATGGTATAGAGTACTTTCTGATAGTTGATGATTGTCGTGTTCCGGTGTGCTGCGTATTCTTCAGCCACCAGAGCGGTGTGGTATTCGTCTGTACGCTTGTGTCTGTTTATCGCAGTGTACACGAAGGCGGTTCTGTCAGACTCTGTCTGTTTTTCTTCCAAGTCCTGCCAGGTGATCAAGACGCATCACATCCTTTACAGAAAAATGAGGTTGTTGTTGTCGCTGGACGGTTTTATGACACGGATGAGGCTTGCCAGACTATCTGGAGCGTCATCGTGTTCCGCATTTTCGTTGTATCCTTCTATCTGACTGATATATTCCGGGTCAGTTCCCTGTACGAAAATCACGCGATTCCATACATACTTTAAGAATGACACAATCTTGATGTATTTGTTTTCATTTTCATCGTAAGAGGCAACTCTCAGGCCGAGTTTCTTGAATTCTTTTGCGACATACCCTTTATCGGCATTCCTTTCAAGCCATAATTTCCCACCCAGCAGTTCCTTGTGAGTCTTTGCAATGGTGTCCTGGCATTGTTCGACGTGCTTTCTCCACAGTTTTCCGTATACGTAGTATTTGCCATCGTGGATATTGCACACTGTGTACGCCGTGTAATCTTCCCCATAAAAGGCCGCATCCACATGTCCGGTTCCGTTTTTGACCTTCTCAATTTCCGCACCTGTTTTTGGATTCGGGAATATGATTTCATCTTCGCTTATGTGCCTGAGTTCGTAGTTGGCTGCAAACAGAGAAGCAGTCATCTTTGCTTTCAGTTCCTCTATTTCCTCAGGCGAAATCATCCCGGTCTTTTTCCAGTCGTAAACATCCGCTTTTGGCATCAGGGTGGAGATACAATCTTCCTTGTGCCAGGGCGTTCCCGTGTTGATGATGATTCCATTGTTGCGGTTCTTTACGTTATGGAGTTCCTGGTATATTGCTTTTGTGTGTTCTCTTTCTGCTTTGCTGGTTCTGTCCAGCAGATTCACAATGTCATCTGTGTAGATAACGTTGGCATGCTTTCCGGTGAATGAACCGCCAGTGCCAATGCCCAGCAATTGCGGAGCGGAGGTAGGCGCAGTGTAAAAACTGGTTGTCAGTTCCGTACTTGTCTTTTTCGTCAGGGAAAACGTGGACCCGGTCAATGCATAAAATATCTGCTGGATGATTTCGCTTTCCAGTGCTCTCTGCACTGCCTTGATAACTTCGACTACATCAGTGTCTGTTTTCCTGATGAAAATGATATTGCATTCCGGGTGCCAGAGCATTCTCAGGGCTATGGAAATTATGACGCATGTCGTTTTGTATGATCCACGGTGCGCCAGCAGTGTCATGTCCTCACTGGCGGTTGTCAGCTTCTTGATCCATCCCCCGTGCAAGTCCTCCCGGAGGTCTGTAAAACCCAGGGCGTGTCCTATAACATCCGGCCTTGATAATAGCTGCTTTGCAATTTCTCCATCTGTCATTTCGGCATCATTTCTTCAAAGGCTGCCCTCAGCTGTGACATGTCCGGCTGTATTACCGCGACTTCTGTGACTGGTTTTTCCCCGATTGTGTCCCGTATGACCTCGTAGGCATGGACACTCCCGTTGAGGGCGTTTTTGATCAGCTGTGTCGAGATGGCTGTTTTTGTCTGGACCACTTTCCCGTCCTTTGACGCTATTGTGGCATCCAGGAGGGCCTGGAGTTCTGCTGCCAGATTCGCACGTTTTCGGCGTGCTTCGACTCCCTTTTTCCCGGCTTCAGACGCTCGTTTATCGCCCTTTACAAACGGTTTTGTGCTCTCCGGTACTGGTTGTCCGTTTATCGGAGACACAGGCCGCTCTTTCTTTTTTTCGCTCATTATTTCCACGTCCTGTCATCCGGTATGATGTATCCGGGTTTGTCTTTGTAGTCCTTATTGAATGGGATGATTTCGTTGAACATCTTCACATATTCCGCTACCAGACCGCTGTCTACTGTCAGGACCGTGTTCTCGCTTCGTGGATTCGTGTTTACGTTCGCAGAACTTTCTATTAGGCAGTCGAACTTCTCGCCAACGATGGCCATCACCTTCGCGTGATTCCTGAAAATCACACACCGTCCGTCCCAAATGTCGCATGCATTCTTTACGCTGGAGTAGACCGCAGGATATGATCCCGGGAATATCTCGCCCAGAAAGAAATCCACACGCTTGATGTATCCTCTCTGGTACCAGAGCAAAAGGTCATCAACGTCTTCTCCGGCCATGCACCATGTGGATAGTGCCAGATAATGCACACGCTGCTGGTGCAGGACGTGCTTGAAATAGGTCATGCTGTCTACGTCACCGAATGAAAAGCAGTGATAGCAGTCCCCTGGCTGGAAGTACCAATCGAGGGAATCAAACAGGGCTTGTTCGCTTGCGGCTTTCCTCGAAAGCTGACGATGTCCATATTTGTGTACGGTCCGTATCTTCTTTTCTTTCTGCTTTGGCGGTTCCTGTTCCTCAGTGTCTGGAGAGAAGTCGAAGTCAAACACAAAATCATTATCCATTTTCCAGCACAGCCTTTATTCCTGTGAAATCCTCATACCGCTGAATGATGACGTCTACGTAGTGCGGATCCAGCTCCATCATGAAGCATGTTCTGTCCAGTTGTTCACACGCGATCAGGGTGGAACCGGAACCACCGAAAAGATCCAGAACGTTCCATTGCGGTTTGGAGCTGTTCCGAATCATCAGGGCCAGGATGCTTTGCGGTTTCACTGTTGGGTGCAGAATGGCTGCTGTCGGCTTTTCGCCATGCAGGATTGTTGTGCTCACATTCTGGCCCATGAGTTTCTTGCAAAGTTCCACCAGCTCTGTCTTCTTCAGTGTTGCGATTTCCTTTTCCGGTTCCTCTATGACCGTTGCGAGTTGTCTGCAGTCTATGAAGTAATGCTCGGCTCCCTTTTTGTATCCATACATAATCGGT